AATGAGGCATAAAAATAAATCTGCGACTTATTCATAATATATCCCCTTTGTTATTTTTCAAGTGAATCTGTTCGCACAACTTGTGGGCCCCCCACAGCTGCTTGAATACGATTCACAATTTGATCGTAACTTCCAATTACTGTGATTTCCTTACCACAACAGTAACGAATCTCAGCACGGTTTTCACACTTGTTAGAGTGCTTTACGTTTGCAATGTTGTCTACATTAATCAAACGTTTGTTTTCTGGTGCACAAGTTGGATCATCCCACTCACGCAACGGAATGTTATATACTTCAATAAACGTTGCCATACTTTCCTTTACGCATTTTTTAATGCAAACTCGATTGCTCGAGCTGCTTCTAATCTTAGTGGACGATTTTTGTACCACCCACCTGTTTCTAAATCTATCTCTTTACAGAGAGCTTCTATTTGTTCTGGAGTAATTGGATAGCTTCTTCTCAAAGCTTTTGAAGCAATGGAAACCATAATCTGATACAACTTGTGATACCAACCTGTTTCATTGTAAGCTTTATACTCAGCAACAAACTGTTGATTCACAAATGGACAATCGCGATATCCGCTCCAAGTAATGTTCGTATTAGTAAGACCTTCTTTTTTATACGTTGATAGCATCTCGTTAATACGTTCTGGCCACTTGTCTGTCTTTTTAAAATCTTGGTAAGCGTTGTGTTTTTCCATTAGCTTATCTGGATCAATGATATTACCATCAAAAGATTCAATGAACTGAAAAGAGTTAGGATACTTAGCAGGAATATAATACATCCTACTCAAGTCTTTAGTCTGCGGATCGTTTACTTGTCCAAATTCTTGATTAAGGGCATACCACAAGTGTTTGATCTTTTGTGCAGGAACCTCCTTTGAAAGAGGGAACACGACTCTAAATTTAGGTTTTTCTTTTGTTGAGCTGGCACTTGAATATCGAATATGCTTGATTCCCTTGAATAGAGTAAAGGTTTGCTCAACCGATCCTTCGTATTCATCGATATCAAGTGCGGCCCAACCGGCCCACGCCGTAACATTTCTGTTGGCACGTGTTGTTCCTTTCTCGTAAATAGCTGGAGAAATGAGTGGAGCGTGTTTGTCATTAAGGTACTCTCCCTTTTTTGGTTTATACTTTACTTCTTTACTTAGAGAAAACAAAAGGCCTTCAAACTCATCCCAAGAATCAAAGTCCATTCTTCGGTGAGTTTTATTATCAAAGATATTTGAAAATATGGTGAGACTATATCCCATCCCACCGCTCTCCCGATTTCCGCATGCCGTGCATAGTACCTAGCATAAACATTCCAACCGATACCATTATGCAACCCGCACCGAAAATTAATAACGGTGCGTAATCATTAATCAATGTCGTCAAAGCGTCCATGATTTCCTTCGTGGTTAGGTGCTTCCCATCCTTCGGGTTTAATTAAATCAGGTAGACCGAATGGATTAGGACGTTCTTTTTTAACACCAATCTCTTTTTTCATATTTGCTTGAAGAACTTCATCCCATGCATCCCCAGCGTTTACGTTGAACAGATCAAGTGTTCCAATAGCAAATACACAAATATCAATAAGTGCGTCTACTGTTTCTTCTGCATCAACTGTCTTACCATGAACTGCATCAAGCAACTCGTCTACTTCTTCTTGGATACATTCACAACGAAACCTCAAAAACTTTCGAAGCATCTCGTTATCCATATTATCTATTTTTTCTTGCACACCAAACTTTGCATGCAACATAGTGCAATCACCGTGCCAAAACGTACTCATATACTATCTCCTGTTTAAAACTCAAAAAATTGTTGAAGGTCTGCTTTCGGTTCTGCAGTCCATCCAATAGCATCTAAAATAATTTCTAGTGGGTCTAAAAATGTTTTCTTGAACTGCATATTATAGTCGATGTACCTATGAATGTCAAACTCTTTCGGCAGAATATCTTTGAATGCAATCACGTTTTCTTTAATCGGATTTGGCGTCATTAGATATAGGAATTTAATCTTGTCGCCTTCTTGAATTCTTTCATAGTCATTTTCCAAACCGTGAACTTTTAGATAATGGTTATAGAGTAATGCACCGCGACAATGAATCGGTGTTCCCTTTGTATAGATGTCAGACCTACTAGCAAACTTTGAAACATCGTTTACACCGCGAGGAAAAGATATCTCTTCTGGATTCAAAGACTGAAAGTGTTTCTTAAATTGTGCAATGGCTTTTTGAGTTTCTTCCTCATCACCATTCACCATAATCTTAAACATCTCTTTCATTGCATCACGACAAACCATCGGAGTAGAAGACTTAACAGCTTCGATACCCATCATCTTAATCTTAGGTTTAGCGTATTGTACACCCTCGTTATTGTGCACATTCAAAATGTAGCGTTTCTTTGCAGTCCAGATTCCGCGGTCGGCAATAGCCTCACGTTTCATAACCATACGGTTTGCGTACGCGTTGGTTTTGTTTGCATAATTATCATACGCTTTTTCAAGCATTGGTTCAAGAATATCCGAACCGAACTTATCAAGAAACGCGACTGGATCATCTTCGTTGGCTTTTTCTACAACGTCTTTTACACTTACATAAAGAGAATCGGTATCAATAGCAATCACTCGGTCTTTGTCGTCTTTAAATATTTTCTGTAACAAATTGTTCATGTGCTTTTCAGACCAACGAATAATTGTTTGGCCAGATAGTGTCACACCTTCAGCAATCTGCGGTTCGTAAAACTTAAAGTATTTATTCGCCATTGCACCATAAAGAGAGTTGAGTAGAATCTTGATTGCAGTTTGTGAAGTCTCAAGTCGAGCAATGTTTGATTCTATTCGTTGATAATCTTTTTTAGATGATACCTCAAGCTTACGTTTTTCATCAAGCATCCGTTTCTTAACTTCAACGCGACTTGCATAAAGTCTTTCTACAATTTCAGGAATGATACCTTTCTTGTCTCGCCGAAACGCAGAACCGTTACCACATAAGCAAATATCGGGATCAACCTCAACCTCACTATTTAAAAGTCTATCTGGCGATATATGGTCATTCAACATACTAGGTAGAAGAGTTTCAGGCGACATATTGTTCTGAATAATAATGTTAGGATATAGAGAGTTTAAGTCAAAAGACAAAACCCAATCGTGCATTCCTGTCTGAACCTCTTTAACATATCCACCAGCAATTTGTGTTGAAGGCTCTTCTTTTGCACCTCGGATGGTATAGTCTGATTGCGGAATCTGATTTGCAAGAGGAACTTGATTCTTTCTGCACAGGTTTCGATAAATGATTGATTCCCATATTGCAGTTGTACCAAGCGTATCGTTATAGTTTACACCACCAAGATAAGCAGTTGTCATAACCAGCGTAATCAATCCAAGCTTGTCTTCAAGCCGATCAATCAACATAACGTCTTTGATGTTGTAATCAATAAACTTTTGGTAATCAGATTCATACAAACGTTGCAGTGAGCCAAACTCGGAATAGTCAATCTTTTTATCACCGAGCACAACATGAGAAATGTGATTCAAAGAATAGGATTCTTGATTACCATAAGTGTAAGCAAACTTTTTGAAAAGATCAAGATAATCTAGTTCAGAGATACCAGAGATTTTAAATGCAACATTCTTACGGCCTCGAATAAAAATCTCATTACGCTCGATCTTGTTCCAAGGAGAAAGCGAGTTAGCTTTTTTGTCGCCAAGTAAATGTGCAATGCGGGAAATCGTGTAAGGTGTGTCAAACAGTCGTGTATTCCAACCAGTAATAATATCTGGCGTGTTTTCTGGATTAGACCAATACTCTACAAAGTTTGCAAGCATTTCAACCTCAGAATCAAACTGATAGTATTCAATGTCACAATCTAATTCGGTATCTTCTTTGGAGTAATCACCCATACCCCACACGCGATAGAAAGTTTCACGTGAGCTTTTTAGAGCAATAGAAAGAATCGGAACGATAGGATCATCTGGATTTGGAAAACCTAATCCCATCTCAGTTTCGATGTCATAAGAAACTACATTAACAAGATCGCGATCAAACTCAATCTCATTTGGAAAGACTTCTTGAATAAAGCCGGAGATGTGTTTTTTACTTCCGTAAATATTTGCAACGGTTTCGTGAGTCTTACAAAACTCGCGACACTCAGACATAGAAGAGAAAGTTATCGGCTCAACGTTTTCACCGTAGATAGACTTCCACTTTGTTGTTTCGTTTTTGGAAGGTAAGTAAAGAGTTGGCTTGTACGGAATCCTTTTCTGGACTCTTTGATTGTTTTCATCGTAACCGCGATATAGAAGTTTGTTTCCGTATCTGTCAATGTTAGTGTAAAAGCTTTTGTAATTTTTCATATATGTATGTTATCACGATTCTTTCATAATGTAAATAAAAAACGAGGAAAAAGGAAGGAGCGACCTCCCTTAATCCTCTGAATATGTAACGGGATTTACTCTTTACCCGTATTGCCGGAGCTGCATCGTCTTGCAGCTAACCTTATAGTAGTTCTTATCCAGCAAACTCGGTTTACTCTGTATGGCTATCTCCGCTTGGCCGTTACCATCGAGCTCCGATACCTTACCCACCTATAAGCAGGGGTTATTCGGTCATACTTATTCTAAATTGTTAAAGAACTGTTTCTTGATTGTGCTAATACTGTAACACAGCTTATTCATTAAGTAAAGTCTTTTTGCCAACTTTTTTGCCGTTAATTTCAACTTTACGTTGTTTCTTTTCTTCTGGTACAATACGATCAACAAAGACTTTAAGCAGTCCATCAGTAAACTCAGCATCTCGTACAATCATATACTCGCCAAGAGTAAATGTCTTTTTGAACGAACGAGTTGCAATACCATGATGAATGTATTGAGCGTCTTCATTTTTCTTTCCACCTTTGATAGTCAGCTGATCATCTTCAACTGTAACTTCAATGTCGTCTTGACTAAGGCCAGCCAATGCCATTTCAACAGCATAAGAATCATCGCTTAGTTTACACACATTGTGTGGTGGATAGTTGTCGTGTGAGTGTTCGAGCGTCTTTTCGATACGATCAAACATTGAGTCAAACCCAAAGAACCTTGGGTCGTTAAGTATGTTAGCAGTCCAGCTAGCAGTCATTTTTTGCCTCCTATTGTTAAGCAAGGGTTATTTGTTATAAGAAGACCTCACCATGAGCGTCTTCAAAATTATTTATAATAAACTAGTAAAGTTTTACTGCCCAAACATCGCCTAATGCAACTGGTCGACCACCTTTTTTATGACCAACTGATCTAGCTTTTGCTTGAGTTGAATATGTTGCAACGTTTCCGTTACCGTCTTTAAGTAACTTTACACCACTTGGTGCACTCGGTGTTTCTGTCAAAAGTGTTGGCTCAGGTGCTGATTCTACTACAGGTTCAGGATCACCTACTACTTCTCTTAGTTCTGAAACTAAAGCTGCTTTTGTTTTTCTACGATCAAGTTCGATGCCATGTTCGCGACCAATTTCTTCCAGTTCTATTTTTGTTAATCCGTCAAACATATTTTCTCCAAGTTATGTTTATATAAATAAAGGTTGCAGGAGTGGGAGTCGAACCCACCTCTTTTACTATTTATTCAATTTATCCTAGGCCCAAGTTGAATTAATTTGTAGTCGTAAACGAGCACTCCGGCGCTCCCTCCTGCGAAATTATTTTCTTATATTGCCAATAGAATATTTCGATTCAAGATTCCATTTGCTTTTTTCTCGGTGTGATAAAATCTTAATTTGTTTTAGTGAGGCAAACCTTTTATCCATTTTAGAATGGTCTACAATATCTAGCAGTCCCCAATCAGATAATAGTTCGGTAATAGTGTTTCTACGTTGTACGTCATTCTCAGTTAAATTAGCAGGTTTACCATCCAATAAAAAGAGTTCTTTGAAGTGTACAATGAAGTATCTACCCTGCTTATGAAGTATATGGCAGGATTGAAAGAGAGTGTTTTGATTCTTCTTTGAAGAGACACCGATGCGAGTCAATGTTTCTTTGATCTTCAAAAAATCATCAGGTTCTTGTAGTGTTATCTCTACCATGTCAGTAGGATTCCACTTTACGAGTTCGTCAGTTATAAATTCCATAATCTTACATTCATTAAAAATTTATTTATAAGATTAGGAATCTTCGCAATCTTCGTCAGCAGTCCATTTAGATATATCGCCTCTTTCTACATCAGCAATTACTTCACTTACTACTTCGTCGCATGCTTTCATTGCCCTTTGATATCCACTTTTACGCCCAAAGTATTCACCAACAAAATACCACGCAACACACGCTAACATTCCAAATATTTTATCATCCATCTATATACCTCTTTGTATAGTGACCAAAGTAATTCGTTACTACGTTACACATTACCGCAAGATAAATCGCGAATGATATATCGACAAATGTGCTCATAACAGAAGCAACTAATAAGTAAGTAATAATTCTTTTTTCAGTATTATGTTTCATCTTTATAACAACTATATTTTACGGGGCCAAACTTGCGAAGAAGAGTTGCTGCAATTGACTTTACGTCTTCTCCATACGATGATTCCATATCAGAACCTCCACCTCCAAATATATCCCATTTTTTACATAGTTGGTCATATTCGTAATCACTAATAACTGGTGTACCTTTACAGTAATAAAGATACTGGTGTGCTTCAATCAATTTAGTTTTATCTATTGTGTTCACTGGCCTCCTTCATCAAACAGTCTTCTCATTTCCTTTAATTGTTTTTTATCAAATAGGTCATATACCTGTTCAGCTTTTTCACGAGAGTAATCAAAGGCTTTCTGAATTAGTTTAATATCGCTTGAAGCTTCCTCTTGTTTAGACCACTTAGCAAATCTTTTTCTAGGTCTAAGTGCAAACCTATAAAAATCAAACTGCATGTGGTGTGGTAAATCAGGCAGTCTGTTCATTTCGTTACTAAAAAGAATAGCGTCTTTATGATAAGAGAGGCTACGATTAATAATAAAAGGTAGGTAGTTATCTTTTTCTGCTGGGTCAGCTTCTCTTCCTCTTGTATGACTAAATCTATCTTCACCTTTTGCTCCTTGATTAATAGAATTTAAATAATCAAACGGGCTCATAGTTCAAACCATTCACGTGTTTGCACCGGAAAATAATCCCATGCCTTTTCAAACCAATAGTGTACAAACGTCATCATTACTGATAAGAATATTCCAAACATTGTTACATGCCAATCACCAAACCAAAGTCTAGCCGCAAGTGTACATAACAGGATTGATAGAACTCTCCAAGCAATTACTTTTTTAGCCATTATGATACACCCATTAGTTCTGTCAAACACGCAGCTAGATTCAATTGTTTATCAGCAACAAAGGCTGCTTTAAATTGATAGTCTCCAAGTATGATAACTGCTTGTGGTATTGCACTTGTGTCCAAATATTTGTAAACATTGTCGTAGATGTATCGAAAGACAACAGACGAATCTATGTCTTCATTTTCTGCAACCCATTTACGCATCTCTTTAAAGTTTTTCTCTTTGATGTAACTAGATACAACATTGATTCTAGCATCTTTACCAGAAACCAAAACATCTGAATTAAGTTCACCAGTCTTAGAGTGTTTTTGACATTCCATTAATACACGTCGCCAATCGGGAGCAAATGACATAATCAATTCAACAAGAACCTGCTCACGATAGTCAACTTCGTTTTCTTTCAGAATACCCTTAAGTCTATTGAGAAAGACTGCACAGAGTTTTGGAAGATCACCTTTTATTGGATGGAAGTCAATAACAGAGCATCTTGAATGAAGTGGCTCAATGATTCTATTCTTAAAGTTACAAGTAAGAATGAATCTACAACTAGCACTGAACTCTTCGATAAAAGCTCGAAGTGCCGGCTGGGTTGATTGTGCGTTCAAGTAGTCTGCTTCATCTAGTATTACTACTTTATGTTTTCCACTATGTAACGATACAGAAGACGCAAACTGCTTTATCTTAGAGCGTAACGTATCAATGCCACTTTCTTCTGAAGCGTTAATGAGTAGAACATCAAGATCGAGCTCATTACAGAGAGCTCGAGCCACAGTGGTTTTCCCAAGTCCAGACGAACCACTTAAAATCATGTTTGGAACTTCACCAGTATCCACAATGGATTTGAAAATTTTCTTCAAAGGTGTAGGTAGAACACAATCTTCGATTGTAGAAGGCCGATATCTTTCGACCCATAAGTAATTTTTAGTATCATTCATAACAAAAATATATCACCATATAGTAAAAAAGTCAATAAAGTTTGAGCAGTTTAAACTCTTGCTCAGGAAATGTCTTATGCCTCGATGTCGGCAATGTCGATGATTTCAGTATCAGCAGAATCAAGCGTTTCTGTTGTTACTTCATCTTGTGGAGGTTGACCTGCGTCATCATTGGGCTTGTGATACTCAATGAAGTTCGTTAGGCGTTCACGAAGTCGGCCGACATCAGCCAACTCTTCACCCTCAAACGCACCACGCTTTGCAACAGTATCAATAATAGCTACTGCTACTGCGAAGTCGCCGAGGTTGATTTCAGGCGCTGGGCCTTTATCATCAGTTGCAGCTGCAGCTGCATCATAAGTGTTTTCTTCACTCATAGTTTAGTCCTCATAGGTTGATGTTTTTTCTAGCGCTATCCAATACTCAACTACTGGATTCCGATTGTTAGACTTCCAACTTGAAATCAATTTGTTTGATACCTGTACGGTATAATCATCTTGAATTAATTTCAGATTAGAAATCAAAAACTGATACTCGTAAGTGCCACTTGGAACCTTTGTAGGTTTTACAGTTTTGCTCCAAGTATTGGCTGACGTATTATTAGGATCACATACTTCAATAACAGTTTCATCATCTGCTTTCTTAATAGACATGACAGGATGTCCAAGTGCGGATGCTGCTCGTTTGATTTGTGCAATCTCACTTTCAGTCAATACGATTTCCAGATCAGCTTCTGGCATATTAATCGTCTTTGCCGGCTGAGTAAGAATCTCAGCATTGGCAAATCGATATACAACTTTATCATTGGCACCTTTAATCAATACTGCATTATCAGTAAACTCTACCTCAGCACCGTCAATAAGACTGAACGCTGATAAGAATTCATTTAGGTCGTAGATGCCAAAGTCCTTATCAAAGGTCTCGCTAATATCAGCAGAAACCATAATGTTTCGAGCTTCACTAATCGTCTTTAGATTAGAACCAGCAGAAACGACAAGGTTTGGTTGGATGTTTGCGAAGTTCTTAAGAACCTCGATTGTTGCTTCACTTATTTTCATAGTCTATACTCCTATTTATAAAAATTACCTGCCCTTTCGAGCAGGATTTTTTGATGAGGTTAGGTTAGGTTATGCCTTTCAGCAAATTGTTTAGTCTTGGATTGCATTCATTGTGTGTTCCAAATCTTCATTGGTATCAAAGTTAAGGGCACTGTCGACAGTGCTCAGTGCACTGTCTGCGTCTTCATCAATCTTGCTGTAAAGATCAATGAAGGCGTCTCGTGTTTCTTCGTCAAACCGTGAGATACAAAGTTCGATTGATTTCATCCGATCATCAAAGATGGCGTATGTTTTAGTAATGTGGCACAACCGACGCGTTGAGATGACATCATCCACACCATCAGCTTCGAAGGTTTTGCGAATCACGTTCGACCACGCAATCAGCTTGTTGAGAAAGTTTTCATCCAGCTTGTCATACTTCATCATGTGTGCTTTGACAATCTTGCGTTCAACCGTAGGCTGAGGAAACGGCTGGTCAATCGAAGCAACGAACCGTTCAAGGAATGCATCATCGATAACTGTTGCTGCTGTGTACCGTCCGTCAGAAGAACCGCGACCCTTGGTATTTGCTGTAGCGATGATATTGAAGCCAGGTGCTGGTTTGATAACCTCGCCAGTCTTTTTCAGAAGAACAGGATTCCCCTCAAGAATACCTTGAAGACACATAATCTTATTTGTCGCACGGTCAATCTCGTCAATCAGAAGGATACAACCACGTTCCATGGCTTTGATAACAGGGCCCTTTTGGAAGACAGTCTCACCGTTAATCAAACGGAAACCACCAATCAAATCATCCTCATCCGTTTCGGGAGAAATCTGTGCTCGAACATATTCACGATTTGCTTTAGCACATGCTTGTTCCACCATCATAGTTTTACCGTTACCAGATGGGCCAGAGATGTAAACTGGAAAGAACATTTCAGATTTGATAATCTTCTCAATCGTGTTGAACTCGCCCCACTTGATATATTCGGGAAGTTTTTCTGGAACATAAATCTCATCATCAACAACCGACGCAACTGACCGCATCGATATTGGTGGTGTTTGTAAATTCATAACTGGCTCAGGTGGTGCTGTATTTTCCGAAGACGGAAACTTGTAATACCCACGCTTACCTGCTGGAACCATTGACTTGTAAACCACGT